GAAAACGAAAGAAGTGTTGAATATTCCCGGACCCGTTTACCTACCCAAACCAGTCAAGGAGATTAAAGAAAAAGAGACGTACGGGCAAAAAGAAGAAAGAGAAATGGCGGCACTGGATGCTTACCATAAGTCCGGAAACCCTGACGATTATTTTACCACTTACAGAAATGCTAAATCATGAGCGAAGTATTAGACAGGGTACTGGAACTATTGGAAAAACAGGTAAAGGAAAATGGAAACCTTTTAATCGCTGCCTCCCATATTCAAGATCCATTAGATAGGGTCAAGGTTCTGGACAGGCTCGGAAAGCAGATTGACAGGAGTAAAGAGATTATCAAAGAACTGAAATAAAAAAGCGCAGTTGTAGCTGCGCAATTAAATAACATAAACCAATAAACAAAGTTATGGCAATTACAGCAACAAACAGCGGACAAGTCAGGGAACCTATTCCCGCAGGCAACTACCTGGCCCGCTGTTATCAAATGATCGAGATAGGGACAGTAACGGAAATAGTAATGAACAAAAGCGTTACCCTTAAAAAGGTCAGAATTGGGTGGGAGCTTCCCACAGAGATGAAAGTGTTTGATACAGCTAAAGGAGAGCAACCCCTTGTCATTAGTAAGGAATACACCCTTTCCATGCACGAGAAAAGTAACCTCAGAAAGGACCTGAAAAGCTGGAGGGGTAAAGATTTCTCTGAAGATGAGGCAAAGGCTTTTGATATTACAAAACTTTTGGGCGCACCCTGTATGCTCAATATCATTCACAAGCCATCAGCAAGCGACCCTACCAGGGTTTACGACCAAATTGCAGGGATCACGCCGCTTCCAAGAGGGATTACGGCACCAGCAGCGATCAACAAACTTTTTGTTTTAAGCTATGACGAATTCAATGAGGAAAGGTTCGCCGGGTTGCCCGATTTCATTAAAACAAAAATGCAGTCCTCTGCCGAATTCCAGTCACTGAGAAATCCATCAGAAAAAAGTTTTGACACAGACCATATTTCTGAACCAATCAATGACTTGCCTTTTTAATGGTATGAAAAAATGTATTTGTTGCAATATTGAAAAGCCAATTGATGGCTTTTATAGCCACCCAGAAATGGTAGATGGCACCTTGAATAAGTGCAAGGATTGTTGCAAGGAGCATTCTAGGATACGACACATGGTTAAAAAAGAAGATTTTGCTTTTGTTGAATCTGAGCGAATTAGAGGTAGGGAAAAATATCATAGGCTTGGATATAAAGGAAAATTCAAGCAGACTTATGAAAAAAAGGCCGAAACTATAAGTCGATATTCCAACAAGTACCCCGAAAAAAGCGAAGCCAGGAAAGTGATTGCCTCGATGAAACCAACTATTAAAGATTACTCTTTACATCATTGGTCCTATAAAAAAGAACATTATTCAGATATTATTGAATTGCCGAAACCGTTGCATTATACAGCGCATCGACACTTAGTTTACGACCAGTCTGTGAAAATGTACCGGAGAAAAGACAATATGGAATTGTTGGACACAAAGAAAAAACACATTGATTTTATAAATACGCTAACGAATCAATGATAACAGCCAAAGACATATTTATCATTGAGCGGGAAATGATCGCTGAGGTTCAGTACCGGCTAAGTCAAACGCCGTTTTCCAATGAAGAAAAGGAGGACATTCTTTATGAGCTTGAAGATATGACGGAAGGACAGTGGGATGAACTCCAAAAAAGGCTATCGGATAATCAAATCGATCCGCTGAATAAACTTAAAAACGGCGAATTATTAAAGCAAACTGAATTAAATCTGGCGTGCCTGAAGGCTGCAAAAAATGGCTAAAAACTTCTGCATAGTAAACCTTGTGGATGGAAAAATTCAGAACCCAAAGGCCATAAAAACGCTCATTGAATCGCTGAAAGATGGAAAATGGCAGATCGAAATCAGTCCGATTGATAAAAGGAGTTCTCAGGTTAATCGCTATTACTGGTTAATCATGACCCGATATGTTCAGCCTGGTTTATATGACGCCGGATGGAGAGAAATAAAATCAAAGGAAGATGCGCACGAGTTTGTTGCAAAAATGTTTTTGAAGGTTAAAATCAGAAACGAAATAACGGATGACGTGACAGAGATGGTAAGAAGCACAACGTCTTTGTCGAAAGAGGAGTTCAATGTTTATTTAGAAGAAATATGGCAATGGAGTTCTCAGTATTTAGGAGTTGTAATACCCGCGCCAAATGAGCAGTTTACTTTATACGAATAAAAACTTTATATGAATAAGATACAAGCACTAGAGCAGACAATTTACAATTTGAAGAATGACCTGGTTGAATACAATTGGATCGACACCAATCATTGCAATTGTGGCGTACTCGCAAAAACTGTTTTGCAAGGAAAGACGCCGGAAGAATGCGGGTTATACAATTCAACAGAGAGGGCTGAGGGCGTTGGCCCTTTTGCCTCATACGCCCAGTGCATGACCTCGGACCTACCAATGCCACTGGTTTTTCAATCCTTAAAAGATGCCGGATTTTCTTTTGGGGAATTGAAAGAGTTAGAGGATTTGTCCAACTACAAAATTTGCCAAAGAGCAGGAATGTGGAATGTATACGATAAAGACGGAAGGAAAATAAACCTATTCAGGGAGCGCAAAGAGTATTTGATACTATACTTGAAAACATGGGTTGAAATCCTGAAAGAGGAAACTGTTGCCCCGGAACCGGTCCATGCAAAAGAACGAATCAAATATATATCCGTTCCTGAATCCTTAACCGCTCAGGCAAAGGAAGTAATTCTCACTTCGGAAATCACCAGTTGAACCCATGCTCATAGTATCAGGCATTAACATTAACAGACTAAGTGTACTTATGGTAGAATATAGCGAAAACCCCGGACTTCCTTCAAGGGAGGAAATATTATTGCGTTTGCAGGCATCAAGAATTCCTAAAAAGCCCAAAGAGGATAGCAGGCTAAAGAATCGCTCTGTAAAGCTAAAAGAACTCTTTAAGGGCTACATCAAACTGGTAAAGATATTCCTCGCCCGTCCTGAGAATATAGCCTGCAAGATAGATATGGAGGGCTGTACAAAGACTGCAACATGTGTTCACCATGTCAGCGGAAGAACCGGAACAAAGTTAAAGGATGAAAAGGATTGGATGCCAAGTTGCGAAAGTTGTAACAGATGGGTTGAAGAAAACGACGGCATAGCCAGGAAGATGGGGTTTAAAAAATCAAGACTCGGAAAAATAAACAAATGATCTGCCTTGACAAACTATACCTATTGTTATTAACTATATCCTGTACTACTATGGGATGTTTTATAGGGTATATGGTCTGGGGGAGGGAAAGGAATAAGGTATGATAATTAATAGAGTTTGGGCGATGCCATCTAAGCACACGTTTTTAATAAAGCCGATACGAGAATTATTGAATAGATATGTAGGGGACGGTATTGGCTGGATTGACCCGTTTGCTGGATATAACAGCCCCGCAGAACTTACGAATGATCTAAACCGAGATACCCCCGCAAAATATCACATGGAAGCAAAGGACTTCGTAAATATATTAATGGGGGACTGGAAAGGTGTTTTACTAGACCCGCCTTATTCATTAAGGCAGTTGAAAGAGTGTTATGGCAATATTGGCGGACAAATGACTCACGAAGATTCAATTCTGTTCCCACAGAACATTAAAGCAGGAATTGTAAAGCACATAAAACCAGGTGGGCACGCAATAACTTTTGGCTGGAATAGTCAGGGTTTTGGAAAGAACCTTGGTTTTGAGATATTAGAAGTATTGTTAGTTGCTCATGGCCGCAACCACAACGATACCATAGTAACCGTAGAGCGAAAGAAGGAAAAAATGTACTAATCGATAAAATAAATAACTCATGACCACTCCAGTAGTAACAGCCGAAACAAATCTTGGCAAGAAGAAAAGAACTCCCAAAGTAAAGGGGATTGATTACGATGATTTAAAAGCCCATGTTCTTTCACTTCCATTAGGCATAAGAGCAAACCTTGTAAAGTTAATAAAGGAATCTATTAGTACAGAGAACGAAAGCAGGGCATCTGCGCTGAAAGAGTCTGAGGAGATTTTAAAAGAGTTGTA